GTAGCACCAGAAGAAGTACTGGCCCTACTGGAGGCTAGACCAGAAGACTGGAAGGTCGAGATGTTCGCCTTGTATGATCAGGGAGCATCTGACCGGGAAGTCATGCGCTACTTAGATATAACCCCCGACCAATGGCAGACCTTGGAACAAGGGCCGCTAGAGACTGGGTTCGGAGAATCCGTAGCGCTTGGTCGCGTGATGCGTCACGCTTGGTGGGAAGCACAAGGCAGAAAAAATCTCTATAATCCCAAATTCAATACCAACCTGTACAAGACCATGATGGCCAACAACTTCGCGTGGTCTGACAAGACAGAGACCTCGATGACACAGCTGGACTTCTCCAACGCAGATAGTGATAGCTTGACCAGAAAGATCAAGCAGCTGATGAAGCAGCTGGATATATCGGGTATAGACAAGGTTACGCTTTAAAGGTACGCCGGGGGGTTTAGCCACGAAAGTGGTACCTCCCTCCTGACCCCTCGGCCTACCACCATACTAAGAGGAAGAGTATGAGCAGCAAGACTACGATGTCCTACGGTGATCTAGCGGAACTAGCCGCAGCATTGGAGGAACAGATTAAGAGGACGAACGAGGGGGGACACTTATTTAAGTATTTCCTTCCAGAGGGCCCGTTCTCACACGACAAGTACCTTAAGCACATGCAGTTCTTTGCGGGAGGCAAGGATTACAGGGAGCGGCTATTCATGGCTGCCAACCGCGTAGGCAAATCAATCGCCGGAGCGTTTGAGGTTACGTGCCACGCAACAGGGGAGTATCCTGACTGGTGGGAAGGAAAGAGATTTGATCGCCCGACCGATGGGTGGTGTTCCGGGGATACCGGGCAGACCACCAGAGATATCTTACAGGACGTTCTGTTTGGTTATCCATCGGGAGCTCTAGGAACCGGAATGGTTCCCGGTCGCCTGATAAAGCAGGTACGCCGCAGAGCAGGTATCCCCGACGCGTTCGACACGGTTCGTGTCCAGCACATCTCGGGGGAAGATAGTATCGTAGGGTTCAAATCATACGACCAAGGAAGACGTTCGTTTCAGGGTACGGGCAAAGACTGGATCTGGCTAGACGAGGAGTGTCCTTCAGATGTATACAACGAGTGCTTGCTCAGAACGATGACAACAGACGGAGTAGTGTTTGTTACGTTTACCCCGCTGTCTGGTATGACGATGTTCATTCAGGATTTCATGAAGGATGCCTTTAGGCAATCCGTCAACCCAGAGATGATAATCTAATGGCCAAGATGGTAGTTATGGCAGGTTGGGACGATGTCCCTCACCTGACAGAGGAATCGAAGGAGGAGATGCTAGCAGGCACTCCTCCCCATTTACGCCAAAGCCGCTCGAAGGGCATACCTAGTCTAGGGTCAGGTGCAGTATATCCGATCCCAGAAGAAGATATCATGAACGATATCATGGAGATGCCTACATGGTTCCGTCGTTCCTATGGAATGGATGTGGGCTGGAACGCAACGGCGGTAGTTTTCGGAGCGTACGATGCAGACCAAGACATTGCCTACATTTACGATGGATACAAACGAGGACAAGCAGAACCTGAAGTACATGCTTCTGCTATACGCAAGAGGTATCCAACCGGGCTCATACTCCCCGGAACCGTTGACCCCGCTGCCAACAGCCGAAGTCAAACAGACGGAAACCAGCTCCTCCAGCTCTACAGAAAAGAGGGACTGCATTTAGTACCGGCAGATAATGCCAAGGAAGCGGGGATTGCTGAGGTTTACGGGAAGTTGGCCACAGGCCGCCTGAAGATAGCGCGACACCTCACGGACATATTCGATGAGTACCGCCTCTACAGGCGGGATGGCCTAGGAAGAATAGTCAAAGAGAACGATCACTACATGGACGCCATCAGGTACTACGTCAAGACAGGGCTAAAGATAGCTAAGCCGATACGACCGGACATTGTGTCTGGAGTCGCGCCGAAACGATACTTCTAAGAGAGTAGACTATGCCACTTCAACAACACCTAATGCACCAAGATCGTGAGAGCGACGAAGGCGAAGCAATCGATATCATGCTCGTGGCACTGGGAGCCTCTTTATCAAGTAAGTTCCACACCTACAAGTCCGCCCGTTATGACAAGGAGCGGGAGTGGGAACTTGCGATGAAACAGTACGAGGGAGAGTGGGATCCCCAAGATCTGGACAAGATTGAGTACGCCCTATCAGGGCGCAGGAATGGCCCCGATCCTATCGCAGTAAATATCACACGGCCGAAGGCAAACATTGCAATCAGCCGGATGAAAGATATTCAGTTCCCTACAGGAGGGGACTTCAACTTCTTCCTTAAACCAGCACCACTCACAGTCCAGCAGAAGAAGGCCCTTGCACAGGAAGAGCCCGATAGTGAAATGCAGATGCAGGCCGCTGCGCAGGGTGTACCTGCTGAGCAGGTACCCTCGCCACAGCAACTAGTAGGAGAGATCCAGCAATCTAATATCGATCGTACCCCCGCCATGGAGCGCAAGCTACGCGCACGTATGATCTACGCAGATTATGGCAGTAAGGCCAGACTGGCGATCGAGGACATGGTAATCAAGGGAGCGGGGGTAATAAAGGGCCCAACGATCCAGAACAGGAAGTACCGCAGGTACGAAGGTGCTGCTACCTCAGAGGGAGATCCTATACAAGTACTGTCAGAACAGTTCTCTCCCGAGCCTACCGTAGAGAGAGTAGATCCCTTATACTTCTTCCCTGATCCGTCGGCACGTATGCCGAACGAGATCGAGGATGCTTTCGAGCTGCACCCGATGTCAAAGAAAGAGCTTCGGGAACTGGCCAAGAACCCCGCGTACATGCGGGAACAGATTGAGGAACTCCTTGAGGAAGAGCCGGACACATACGACGTACCGGACATAGTACAGAGAACCAGCAGGGAGCACAGTAACAACGTATCGAACCGCTACTGGGTACGCGAGTACCACGGAGAACTGGACAAGAGAGTTCTGCGCGATGCCGATATGATCAGTGAAGAAGACTTCGAGGATAGTTTGAAGGAGTTCACTGGGGAAGTATGGTACTGCCAGAAGATTGTTATCCGCTTATCGCTGTCACACATCGACGGTGAGGATACACTTCCATACGGCGTAGCCACATGGGAAAGAGATCCTAATAGTGTGTTCGGGCATGGCGTTCCTTACCTGTTGCGTGATGCGCAACGTGTAGTAAATAGCGCATACCTAATGCTGCTGGACAATGCTTCTCTGACCTCCGGCCCACAGGTAGTACTGAACAAATCAATGATTGAGCCTGCCACCAGAGATGGTGACTATGGCATCAAGCCCCTCAAGGTCTGGTTCATGACCGAGTATGGTGCTGATGTACGCGAAGCAATGCAGTTCGTCAACATTCCTGCCCAGATGGAAGGGATAGCACGTATCATGGATACGGCCATGCAGTTCGCAGACGTGGAGTCATCCACTCCGTTGATGCAGCAGGGCGATGTACCCGTAGGTAACAACACTACGACAGGGCTGGCCATGATCATGTCAGCTACAAACATTATACAGAAAGCCGCTTCAATGAACTGGGATGATTACATCACCCGTCCTCTCGTTAACAGGTTCTATCACCACGAGATGCAGTACGGAGAAGATGATACGGTCAAGGGAGATTTCGAGCTCGAGATCGGTGGCGCTACGGAGCGCATCGAGGCTCAGATCAGGGCGCAGGAGATCGAGAGAATGATCGGTCTGGCTGGATCCAACGAAGAGTTCATGATGCACGTAGATCCGGGCAAAGCCTTCAGGGCTCTTGCCGACAACACCCGCACTGGGGATGTACTGCGGTCGCTCGAAGAAGTCGAGGCGCTCAAGGCTGAACAACAGCAGGCAGCGCAGCAACAGCAAGAGCAGAACCCAGAGATGATCAAGGCACAGGCGACTATGCTAACAGCGCAGACGCAAGCAGAAGTAGCCAAGGCAGATGCACAGTTCAAGAATGCCAAGCAGGAGCAGATGGCAGTCGAGGCACAATCTCGCTACCAAAGCTTCATCGCTGAGGCGCAGGCCAAGCAGAACCAAGCATCCCTGAACTACCAGATCGAGCTGGCTAAGCTGGCGTCGGCTAAAGAGGTGTCCATTATTCAGCTCCAGAAGGATCTCCAGATGAAGGACATGGAGCACCAGATGAATCTAGAGCTGAAGGACATTGACTTCAAGAAAATGGAAAGGGAGATAGAAGTGAAAGAAGAATATGGATCGGGCATCTAATGGATCTACAAACCATCAGAGATCAAATGGAAGAACAGTTCGTAGAGTACGCATCGAAGCAGACCAGACAGCTCATCCGGGCTAGGGATCTTAGTGTCGAGCAGCTCTACGAATACAGAGGGAGAGTACAGGCGGCAGAGGATCTTAGAGTTCTGCTGCTGGACGTAATACAACCGGCGACGCAGTAGCCTTGCCACTGGAGGAATACAATGGTAGATAAAGAAGAACAAGCAGAAACACATGTCCCCGTAATCGAAGATGAACTGATCGATAGTTGGTTCGACGATGACGAGGAAGAAGATGTATCGGCAAATGATGACGACGATGACGATGGGGAAACTAGCCCCCCGGAGACAGAAGAGTCCCATACACCCGACGACGAAGACCCTAAAGTAGACGCGCAAGCCTCTAGTAAGGGCACCTCCGCAGACGCAGAGAAGCAGGATGACCCATATAACTGGGTGCAAGAGCTAGATCCTGTCTTCCTTGAACGAGCAGAGGCTTTGGTACACAGCGTTAAATCCGATAAAGGAAGAGTTGCAGCTTTACAGCGCCGACTCGATAGCGTATCCGCTCAGCAGGAAGCAGAGAATCGTACGCGCCCAAGTGCTGCCGCCAAACAGGCCGTAGTAGATGGTAAACCACTCGAAGATATGGATGATGAAGAACTTGCTGCATTCATGGAAGAATTTCCAACCGTAGCGAAGAATGTCGAGAAGATGTTCGAGCGACGGTTTGCGAAGGAACGTGAGCAATTGCTTGGGACGGTTCGTCCGCTCCAGCAGGCGCAGTTAGCGCAGCAAATCGAACAGCGCAAGGTAGCGCTTCGAGAGAAAGCAAACTATATCTTCAACACGGCACAGACCGGCGTCGAAATGGATGACGTGTTAGGAAGCCGTGCGTTTCGTGAATGGGTAGCTAGCCAAACACCCGGATACATAGATTTCGCAAGGAAAGCGGAAGCGGTCGAGGATGCCTCCAAGGTATTAGAAGACTTCGCTAGGTATATGGATGGGAATGTAGGTGCACAGCTAGGCAAAAGCGAACGTGCCGCCGATGATACTAAATCTTCTTCGCGTCAGTCGGCTGATCAGGTAGCCGCTCGACGTAAGAGTGCATTGAAGGGAACAGGAGTCAAATCACGCTCCGCCGAAATAGATCTCGGTGGTGGTGGGGATGACTACCAAGCCCATTTTGATGCTATACTTAGACAGAGAAGCGGTAAATAATAAACCCTTACTCTAGGAAAATATAACATGGCAACAACAAAGTATGGGGATATCAGCCAACGTACGGCAGCTTACGCAGAAATCGTAATGCTTGAACATGCCGAGCCGATCCTTGTTTTGGAGAAGTTCGCGCAGACCAAGCCTCTTCCGAAGAATACTGCGGATAATATGAAGTTCCGTCGTCCAATCCCTTATGCAGTATCCACCACCCAATTGGTTGAGGGTGTTACTCCCATTCCGAAACAGATGCAGTATGAAGACGTATCTGTAACGATGGGTCAGTATGGTGACGTTATCGAAATCACCGATAAAGTCTATGACATGAACGAAGATCCGGTGTTGAAAGATGCCGCTATGCTCGCTGGCGAACAGGCTGCCGAAACCAAGGAATTGATCCTTTGGGGCGCTCTGAAAGCTGGTACGAACGTAGCCTATTCTGGTACTTCAACCACGTCTCGGGCAGTAGTCAATGACGTCATCACCTTGAACCTTATCCATTCGGCAACTCGTAGT